AAGCTGTCCTCGGGGAGCTGCTGGCAGTCCGTAAGGGGCGCAAGCTCTACGAGCTTCGACTATCCGACATAAACCACGCCGTCCGAACCGGATGCTCTGGGAGCACAAACGTAACAATCAGTGTTCCGGCGGCAGACGTCAAGCTCGAAAAGGACAAGGTTATCACGCTCGGAGCGATGTCCGTAACGGTCGGAAGGGAGTGATCCGATGAAGCGATTTGAAACCTTCGGGGAGTATATGTTCGACCTTCTCTTTGCTCCACTCAAGAGGGGCAAGCGAAGCAAAAATCAGTTCTTTATATTCTTCCGAGTGGTTGGCAGAATATTTGACGGCATGAAGGATGATGTCTTCCGAGTGCGAGCTGAGGCGAATGTCACCACAGCAAGCCCGCCCATGCTGACGGTACACGGACGGGATAGAGGGATGCAGCGCCTCCTCGGTGAAGATGACGAGGCGTATCGAACTCGCCTCTCTATGAAAGGTATCATCGCCGAGGAAGCAGGAACAAAGAAGGGCATCCTTAGAGCACTCACAGCGCTCGGGTACGACAAGAGCTATATCGAGCCCCTCGCCTACCAAGACCCGGAACGCTGGGCGGAGTTCATTGTTTATCTGAATGGCTCAAGGAGAACCGGCGTCAACGACCTTAACGTCATCGACGCAGAGGTTCGGAAGGTCAAGGAAGGCAGCAGCAAACCCTCCTACGGTTCCGAAGTCTCGGGGGGTATACTGATAGCCTCACGCCTCCAAGCGGGGCTCTCGTGCTATCCAAGATGCGGAGAGATAGTTTGCGGTGTGTTCCCGGACATGGCAAGTATCGGCAATCTGTTCGGCTCGCACATTGCGGCACAGGGCGGCGAAGCATCTGGTGATGTTACATTCCCGAGAGTGGGCACTTTGGTCACTTCTGAGGCGTTCTATCAGTTCGCCGACTGCGTGACCTATGAAGGGTTTTCCTCTGATGTTCGGCTTGCCATGGGCCACGGCATCGGCTCGAGAGACTACCCGCTTTGCTCCAACGAAACAAAGACGAAAGGAGAACGACAGTAATGAGAACATTGACAGAAACCGGAGTTAATAAGATCGGGAAGCGGTTGGTGGACTCGGTTGCTCATGCGGCTTACACCCTCGACGGGCAGCCTAAAACCATTGAGATCTTCCGTAGATCGGCGGAGGCCGGAAGTACGAAAGTATATGTCTACTTCGACGACACGATCTCCGGCAAGGTTGCGAACGTCCAGCTCGTCGATACCGACGGCGACGTCATTGCCACAACACCCCCGGAGAGGGAGTTTGTGAAACCTACGAGCAAGGGGCTTTATGTAGCCTTCAAATACAATATTAAAGAAATGGAAACGGAGGTTGAAATCAATGCAAGCATATGAAAAAGTCGGATGGCTTGACCACGTTGTTGATGTCGCAACGAACGAAGTTATCCAAGAAGGGACGCCGCTG